CTGGTGGAAGCGTCGTTCGCGAAAGACAGCCTGCCAGCATCGTCCACGCTGCACCGAAGATTTTGAACGCCGAGACGACAATGGCAGGCGGCCCAGCCATTGCCGTCTCCGCAGCGGAGCTATCTCTTTTGCGCTAGGCGACGTGCGAGCGGTTCGCCGACCGCACGCGCAGGCGTTGCTTCAGACCGAGAGCCAGTACCCTCATCTTCGCCAATCATTCTCTCCAACGCCCTGCGGTCGACCTTGCTCAGCGAGTTGCGCGGCAACGCATCGATCATCCGTAGACCTTCGGGAACCTTATAGGGTGCAAGGCGCGCAGCGACGTTTTGAAGAACCTCGGCGACAACGCTTTCCTTCGCGCCAGCCGCTAGCTTGACGAAGCCGAACACGCGCTGACCGAGCACCGGATCGGGCTTGCCGACCGCGGCCGCCTCCTCCACTGCCGGGTGGCAGGCAACCAACGCTTCTTCCACCTCGGCGGGCGAGATATTGGTCCCACCTCGAATGATGATGGCCTTTTTGCGCGACACGAACCAGAGCTCATCGTCCTTCCCGCGTCTCATGAGGTCACCGGTGTGATACCACCCGTTCTTCAGGCTCTGCGCGGTCGCCGCCGGATCGTTCCAGTAACCGACGAAAACGTTCTTTCCGCGGATCAGGAGTTCACCGATCTCACCATCTGCAACATCGGTACCATTCTCGTCCACAAGTCGAATTTGCGCGTCCTCGGTGATGCGAACCACAGGGCCGGGTTGCAGTCCGAAGGTCAGCTGGCCTGCGACTTCGGTGGCCCCCCAAACGTTATAAAGGGGCGCTCTCAAGGCTTCAGTGACCCGCTTCTGCAGATGGACCGGACAAACGTCGGCTCCGGTCAGACAAACGCGGAGCGATGACACGTTGCGCGGCTTTGTCTGCTGCGCCTCGAGCAGTCCTGCGTATTGGTAAGGAAAACCGAGCAGCCAGGTCGCCCAATAACGCTCGATACTGTCGAGGACGATGTCAGGGTGGGCGCTCTGTAGCATGATGAAGGGCACACCCGTTTGGACAAAGCTCAGCGAGAGGAACAGGCCCGTACCATGTGCCAATTGCAGTGGCGAGACGATGACGTCGTCCGGTGAAAGCCCGAAATGCTTGCACAGGAGATACGTCATTGCCGCAAGTGTATCGTGCGTATGGACGACGAATTTGGGCTGGCCGGTGCTGCCAGAGGTGTTGATCAGCACCGCGGGCTCATTTGAGGCCGGAATAGGCAAATCCCCATGCGCGGACTGTTTCAGCGTCTCCCAGGATTGCACACCGTACGTTCCATCGGCGTCATCGATGATGATGCGCTTCTCGCGAGGAAGGGTCACGGTGTCGACCGCGGCAACATTTGGGTAGAGCGAGGATTCGCCGATATAGAGCGAAGGCTGAAGCCGCTGCAGCATGGGCGCTAGCTCGGCAAATTTGAACGCAGTGCGAAGCGGCGCCGCGATCGCACCCAACCTGAAACACGCATAATAGGCAACGAGCATTTCGGGCCGGTTCATCATATGCAGCACGACGCGATCGCCGGCTTTGACGCCGCCCGCCGCAAGGCCTCGCGCGACACGCTCGGATTCCTGAGCAAGCTTCTGATATGTCCACACGTTTTCTTGAAAGACGAAAGCTGTGCTTTCAGGCCGGGATTGTGCGCGCTGCATCAACACTTCGGTCGGAAGGACCGTCATTGGAACCTCCTATAGGTGTTAGGGGGTTCGAAAACTGATCGGGTCCCGTTACCGGGCGGTCTCAATCCGGAGAAAAACGATTGCAACTGTAAGAAATGCGCGTGATGTCACTCCGACATCACGTCAGGAAGGTTGCTTGAAATGACATCCGGCGTGTGTGCCAGTGGCCCTAGCGTCGTTTCGCTGCGATGTGGAATTTGGTCCGCTGTCGCCGCATATCGGGTATCCAGTAGCAATCAAGCTCGATTTATTGGGTACGCGCCCTAATCGGCCCGCTCGACCTGCGGATTCGCCGTAGCTGTCGCTTGAATCCACCAGCACTTGTCGTCGGTGTTCGTTTCGGGTTTCAAGCAATATTCGGCGACGTGGAAGCCCTTGTCCTCGCCGCCGAGGCCAAATGTCGGCGGGACTTCGGGCCGGTCCCAGGGGGACGTCCCCGCTATGGGCCGGGGGGCGCTTCGGAAAAAACGAAAGCGGCAGGACCCGGAGCGCGGCGGCGCTCCAATTTTAGTGCCCGACCATCGAAAATCTGATCGAAAAAATAATTTCCCATCGGAAATAACGACAGCAAACCAACGAGACCGGACATTCCGCGCGAAAGCCGCTCAAGTGCATTAAGCGCCCGATCGAAAACAATTCGCTCGCGGGCGAGACGGTCTGACCCCGTCGAACTGAAGGAGACTGCATGAAAGCTGGACAACGACCGATGCCGACGGCGCTGAAACTGTTGCGCGGCAATCCTGGCAAACAGCGCCTGCCGGCGAACGAGCCGCAGCCCGAGCAGACCATCGAGGTGCCCGATCCGCCGCCGTTCATCACCGGCTACGCCGCCGACGAATGGTGGACGGTCGGCACCGAGCTGCATCGGCTCGGGCTGTTGACCAAGGTCGATTGCGCGCCGCTAGCGGCCTATTGCTACGCCTATGGCCAGTGGCGGTTGGCCGCCGAGTCGCTGGCGCGGATGGCCGCGAACGATCGGATCATGAACGGCCAGATCATCAAGACCAAATATGGCGACGCTGCCGTCAACCCGCTGCTCTCGATTGCGCGCAAGCATGCCGGCGACATGGTGCGCTTCGCCGCCGAGTTCGGCTTGACGCCGGCAGCGCGCACCCACATCAGCGCCGGGAACGGCGATAACTCGCAGAGCAAGTTTGCCGGACTCATCGCCCGTTAGGCGCACTGCAGAGGGAAAGCGCCGCGCCAAGAACGTCATCGACTTCATCGAACGCTTGACGATTCCGAGCGGCACCAACCAGGGCAAGCTGTTCAAGCTGGATGCCTTCCAGAAGGCGTTCATCCGCGACGTCTACGAGCCGCACATCGTCGTCGGCAACCGCCAACGCCGCGCAGTGCGCCGCGCGATCCTGTCGATGGCCAGGAAGAACGGCAAGACCGCGTTGATCGCCGCGATCGTGCTCGCGCACCTGGTCGGGCCCGAGGCCATCCTGCATGGCGAAATCTATTCGGCGGCGAACGACCGCGACCAGGCGGCGATCGTGTTTAAGTTCGCGCGGCAGATCGTCGACTTGGAGCCCGAGTTGCACGCGATGCTCGACGTGGTGCCGTCGACCAAGACGATGGTGGCGCGGCCGACCGGCTCGATCTACCGCGCGGTCTCGGCCGAGGCAGGCACCAAGCACGGCTATCTGCCGAGCCTGGTGATCTACGACGAGCTGGCGCAGGCGAAGAACCGCGATCTCTACGACGTGCTCGATTCCTCGTTCGGCGCGCGGCAGGAGCCGCTGTTCATCACCATCTCAACGCAGAGCAACGACCCCGAGCACGTGCTGTCGAAGCTGATCGACGACGGGTTGTCGGGCGTCGACCCGGCGATCGTCTGCCACCTCTACGCTGCCGCGCACGATTGCGATCTCGACGACGAAGCGGAGTGGAAAAAAGCCAACCCCGCGCTGGACAGCTTCCGCGACCGCGAGGACCTGGTGACCGCGATCCGCAAGGCGATCCGGCTGCCCGCCGAAGAGCCCAAGGTCCGCAACCTGTTTTTAAACCAGCGGGTCGCGCCGATCGCCCTGCCAGCTTCTACCTGATTCGGCCGCACGCAGGACGGCGGGATTTGCGCGGCGCCGCTTCAGTGCTTTGATACTCTCTCAGGGAAAGCCTGAAAGTAGTTGAAAACGAACAAGAACTCATATTCTGGGTTGCAAGGCTTGGTCGGCATGTTGAGCAGCGTGATCCGGAATGGTGAATTTTTTGCTTTTTGCTCTTGCCGCGTCGTCTCTGCTAGGCACCGTCATTCCCCCCGTGTCCGCCGCTATGACTGTACCCAGATAAATGTCCTGCGGTTGCCCGCTAGGATCGAACGGGGCGACGAAGATGCCTTCGGGTCGGCGGTCCAGGAGCCTCGCCAGGTTCACCGGCAAGCAGAACAACAATCAGATCGAGCTGCCGCCGCCGAACAATTGACGCCGTCCCCGCTCACATATTGGCACCGTTAAAGCATGATCGGGAAAAGTGGAAACCGGTTTCCACTTTTCCCGATCATGCTTTAAAGCCCCGTAGCATGGAACGTCCGTCTGCGCGCGGGATTAGCAACCTAGAGCATGACCGCAA